AGCTAATACGTAGCGGCGTTTGTAAACCCATCGCTCATCAATGTTGAGCAGCTCAGCGACCTTGCGCGGGCTTCCATTACCCTGCTCCCAAGCCTTAATGAAATCGTCGTCGGTCATTAACGGGGCCATTGTAATAGTCTCCGGTTACTTAGATCGAACAGCTTGCTTCCATGCTTCAACGGTCATTTTGTGGCGCAAGGCGCAGTCGCCATATTTGGCGATTATGTCCACTTCCCAAATCGCGCGCTCCGGGTCTGTAAGCGTTGAGGGCGGATTGGGAAGTGGTGGGCAGTTACTTGCTAGGTTCGCCGGCGGTAGCGGCATTGGCACGATTGACGCCGCCTTCGAGCAACCCGACAACACGAGGATCAGGAGTGCAGTCAGCAGGGACAGCAGGAAGAGTTTTGTATATCTCGCGGATCGTTTCGCGCTCTCCGGCGACCACCACATCGGCTTTATCGCGTTCGGCTTGGTAAATAGAGGCAGCTTCATCTATCTTTCCTTGCATCGCTTGGCGCTGCTTTTCAGCCTTTTCCAAAGCCTTGGAATAAGCGGCATCGCATTGCCAATCTTTGATCGTCCATCCGGCAGCAGCGCCAATGACAAGAGCGCCCGCCGCCACATAGCCCATGATCGGATTAAATGGCAGCATTTGCGAAGCATCCTTTCATGACATCCAAGAGTAAAACTTCTTGGTTTTTGCTTTTCGATCATCCAGCCCATGCGGATTTTTGCTGCCATTGATCCGAGAACTTAACTCATGAATTGCCGCATCGTTGACGCCCTTGTCGCAAATCGACCAGAGTTTGTTCTTATCGAAGAACCAAAGAGCACTCTCAAAGCCTAATTCGGTGGCGACCAAATCAGGGTTGGACATAACATCGGGACGACCGATATAAGCAGAAAACGCCTCATAGTTGTCATGGCCTGTCAATTGGAGCGGGCCTCGGCCCCTCCACCGCCACCCTGAGCCACTGGCTTCGTTACCGTTGCCCATGCGGTTGGCATAGACGCGATTGGCGATCCGCTCCGGCTTGCGGGCATAGGCAGCGGCTACATATTCGGTCGGAAAGTACTTGCCAAATATCTTGCGAAGTCCGGCAGTGCCGTAGTTCAAGTTCTCACTGAACGTCTTGAAGTTACCGCTTTCATGCGCCGTCTGCCCGAAGAAGTGTGCAGCGCGGCGTGGAGACAGCTTGAAATGCGCCGCCGCAGCCTTGAGTGTTCCGGGGCCAAATGCGCCATCAGCGGTCACGCCGATCTTCTTTTGCAGTTCAATCAGGCTCATTTGTCCTGTCCCTTGTTCCAAAGCTCAAAAAGCGTCTTGATCTTCTCTTCCACCACAGCGAGGCGCACATCCATCTTAGCTAAGATGATGGTCAGCGTGATGAAGGCAAGGACGATAGGCCAAAGCTGGCCGATCAGTTCGACGGTGGAGAGATTTCCCATCGTTACGCCCCCGGATTACGCCAGTCGGGGAAATCGTTCTCATCGACCACGCCGTCGCCATTGGCATCCCAGCGCAGATCGTGGCGGTGCTTTTCCCACGGAGCCATGTCGTCATCGTCGTCTTCAGCAGTTCCCATCGCGGGAACTGGAACAGGAGCAGGCGCTTCAGGCTCTGGCTCCGGCGCGACTTCTGTCAATTCCAATGGCTCTTCCTTGTCACGCGCATTGGCGTTCAGGCTCAAGCCGCCCAGAAGGCCAACGAACGCACCGACAACCGTGTTGAATGCTGGGCCGATGATCTCAAAGATTTTGTCGTTGCTGACGACGCTGTCGGACACAAACAGCCCGGCAACCATCGCGACGATCACGACAAGGATGACGCAGGCCAGTGTAGCCACGGCGATGCGGATTGTGAACTCGACGGTATCTTCGATGCCGTCCTTGCTGCTTTCCATTCGATCCCAGAAGCTCATCGGTCTGCCTTATTATCTAGTTTGTCCTCAATCCGGCGAAGGTGAATCATCACCTCGTCAAACTTCTTATCAATGGCGACAAACTTTTCGTCACCAAAGCCAAGACGCGCCTCAAGCAGCGTCAGTCTGCTGTTGAGGTTGACCCAGACCGTTATCAGGCCCCCAATGAAGCCGATGACAGTGATGATGGTGTTGAGGTCGATGTCCATTATTTCAGGTTCCTCAGCTTATAGATCGCAGAAAGATACACGCCCGTCAGCGTGTCGATCAGATTGCCAACGGCGCGGTTTCCCTTGCAGATTTCTTCGTGATGTTCCTCGATCCATTTAGCGTCAGCCTCGAGGCACTTTAGAACATCCTTCTCCATCTCACCGGGAGCCGGGATGTTGCCAATCAGATCATACGCACCCTGATATGCCTCAACCAGCGGATCAATCGCGTCGATGACGCCATCGTAGAACTCTCCCAGAGCCATATGCTTAGAAAAGCTGCCTTCACCCTTGGCGCGCCAATGCGTGAAATGAGCTAGATTGCGAGCGTAGAATACGCGAGAGACGAGCTGCTCGATCATCAGGCGATCCGCTCAGCCGAGAGAATCACAGAAGGCGCAGCCGGAGCAACAGCACCAGCGGCGATATAATCAAGCGTGACAGCCGTGTTCACAGGCAGCCACATAATTTCAATGTACTGGCCGGCAGTGACTTGATCATAAAACGCAATCTGGAAGAACGTATTACCGCCGTCCGCCGCCTTTGGAACGCTGATAACGGTGTTTGAATTCGGGATGTCGGTTCCGTTTTTGCGGAACCAGATGTTAACATCGTGATCATTTGTATCGCTATTAGCAAACTGGAGGCTGGGCATAATGGAATATACACCTGCAGCCGCAAACGTGATCCGGGTAAAGTTGCCAGATCCGTTCACCACCATGCTGATACCAGAACTGAAATTTGGAGTTCCGATGATCACCGCAGTTGCAACAGTCGTGCTGCCAGTTTGATCTGACGTGCTGTAAGCAGAAATATATGCGCGGCCAGCAAGGTCGTTATACGGAATTGTCGCGGCAGCCGTCATGGCCGACGTGCCGCTGCCCTTGACATAGCCAGTAAGAGTTACCGCTCCAGTACCGCCTTGCGCCACAGCGAGAGTGCCGCTGAAAGTGTTCGCGATAGCGGCTGCAGTTGCCTTTGCGCTGGCACCAGACTGAACGACTTCTAGAAGTTCGTTACCAGATAGCGGCAGCGTAGCAGCTGTAAGGTCTGTGATCTTTTTGTTTGCCATTAGCTGAGCCCGTACAGTTCGTTGAGGTAAATTGAAAAAGCGTTTGCCGCCGTCTCTTGCGCATTGGTCTGAGCGTCCTGAGAGTCGGGCCTTGGATTCCGCAGAGGAACTGGGTCCGGCTTCAGAAGGAGACGTTTGTAATATGGCTGAGGAACATCATCGCAAGAAGCGCAAACGTAAAGGCTAAGCCCAACCGGGACCGTGCCTCCACGATAGTCTTTCTTCTCGCGCAGATGCGCGTGCTGGACAAGGAAGCCGCATCCGTCACAGATGGCAATCCCCTGAGGGCTTTTGGCGTCAAACTTTGGTTGTGTCCTGTGCTTGCGCCCGCGTCCGAATCCGTACTGCATTTAGTACCCCTGCATATCGATTGTGATACGGAGGGGAACGCGCTCGCGATCCTCGGCGGCGGCTCCAGCATAAGCCTTGTCTGCCAATGCCTGAAGCGGCTCGAACCGATCAGGAGCAAATTTGACAGACAGCTTTGCCGCAAGGCCAGAGGCGATTGCCTCCATCCAGCGGTTCGGCGCGTCCATGCTGTCAGTGAATGCCCCAGCGTCTTCCTGAATTTTCATCCGGTGATAATACAGGGTGACGCCAGCTGCTTGCGGAACTTGCCACAAGTAGATGCGCGGCGTCAGTGTACGCTGCAAGTAAAATTGAAAGGGGCGCTGACCGGCCTGAGACTTGTTAGGAATGGCATCATATTCAGCGCGGCTGATCGCCTGCATCATCAGGTCGTTGGTTACGCCGCCAGTCGTAATGCGGGTGTACGCCTGAAGGATGTAAACGGTGTTTACCGGGAGGTCGTAATAGAGCGTTCCGGGAGTCAGAGGAATGCTCTGAAGATCTACAGCCCAGAGATTGGGGCCGTTGTTCGCCCAGTCCGAGAACAGGTAATTGATAGAGCGGCGTGCGCTATCTATGTCATTCGAGGACAGGGTCGAGGGAAGGCGTCCGATGCGCTCATACGCTTCGGTGATGATGTCGATCTGTTCGGTCGTCCCGAAATTGTACGTCCCAGAAGTGGTCATCTGAACCTCGCCGTCTTCTTAGCGATGGCTTTAGGCTGAGCCACAAATTGCTTGCCAGCCTTTTTGCCTTCGCGCTTGGCTTTGCTTGTAGCAGCATATTCAGCCGGCGTCAGCGATTTAATCGCAGCCTTAGGGAGATAGCGCTCACCAGTCTTGCTGGACGGCTTGCCGGACTTTGTTGTCCACTTCTGCTGGGTCCAGTCCTTGAGGGATTGCTGTGGTTTTCTAATCGGCATATCCGCCGCCTTTAGCTTTATATGACTTAGCTAGAAGCTGTGCCTTCCTCGCTGACCATTTTCCAGCCCCAGTGCCTTGAGTCTCGCGGGCCTTGATGCTTTCAAACAGGCGCTTGCGGAGGCCGGGCTTCGTGTAGTTCCCGGCCTCATTCACACGCGACTCTTTGCGTCCACGCATTACTTCTTCTTCTTAGCCGGAGCTTCTTCAGCTGCAGGCACTTCTTCAATGGCGGGCTCAGGAGCCTTCTTAAAGCCGAGCATCATGTCGAGCGATTCTTCAGTGACCTTCTCCCAATCTTCCTTCGAGAGAACGATTTCCTGCTGATCACCATTGGCGTTTGTGTAGCGACGAAGGATCATGATTAACTCCTATTAGTTATAATATTTCTTCATCTCAAGGATAAGTGTGTAAGTATCACCACTAGACGCATCAGCAGTACTTAGCAAAATATTTCCAGTTTTACCGGCACCAGCGTTGTTTTGAAGTCCACCAAAATTTGACAGGTCGAATGTATATTGGTTGTTCTGTGCGGATCCAAAGAAAAACACGTTACTGGTTGCGCCCCAGAAAAGACGAAACTCCATCCCGTGACATGCTGTGTGGATTTTCTGAACACTCACACCAGTGCAGGCTTGACCAAGAGCGTTGGCTGCGAGGTTGGTAACATTAACCTTGGTCACGAGCGATTCGCCCGTAGCATCTGAAATGTTCGTGAACAGCATAACAGCGGTTGT